TAACTTGGTTTCTCTCTTAGAGGAAGCCTAAGTTTTGTACGGAAATACCTGATACGTAGTCGCCTGCGTTACCGAAGGAGTTAGCTGTGTTTGTTAACTCTTTGTAACCGTAACGTGTCAAGAATGACACTGTTGGCTCGAATGTACCTGGATCCATTACTACACCACTACTCATTAATGGAATGTATGGGCAGTAGAATGCAGCTGCGTCTGTTTCTGTTGAGCCTTTGTAGCCCATTAGAATGTCAGCACCTGTACCGCCATCTGTGTAGTATGTGTCAACATAGATACGCATTGTACCATTCAATGTACCAACGTACTTAACGTTTGTTGGTGCTTCGAATGTACCTTCTGTTGTACGTGCGAATGCTGATGTTGTTGCACTTTGTAGTGCTGTAAGCACACTTGGTGAAACAACAGCCCAGTTAGCTGCACCGCGTCGTGTGCGAGCGGCAACTAGGTTTGCTTGCTCGTTCATTTGAATTGCTAGGACAGCGTGACGATCACCAACGAATGTTGGAGCACCTGTGAAGGTACCTGTTTGATTGAATACTGCATCTTGACCTGCTAATGAACGTAGTGATGCTAAAATTTCTTGGTCAATTTCAGTTGTAATTTCTTGTGCTAGAGCAGCTAAAATTTCTGCTTCAACATCAAGGCCGTGCATTGCTTGTGCATCTTGAGCGGCTTCAAATGTCCAACGAGCACTCAATCTACGTGACTTTGCTTCTACAACTTCTTTGACGATTTGGATGCTTAGACGGTTGCCTGCTACACCTTCTGCTGTTGCTGTGTAGTTTGCTTTATCGTCGGCTGCATTACCTGAATAACCAGCTGCAATTTTGAATGGGCTAAGAGCCTCTTCACCAGCTGTTGTGCTTGTACCACCTGAGCTTGTGAAAGCGTCAGCGTAACGTACACGCAATGTATGGATTTGGCCTACTGGGCCAGCCATTGGTTGAACGCCAATAATTTCGTTAGCGATAACTGTTGGCATTACACGTCTAATTACTGGAAGAATTACCTTGTTAAGAGCTGCAACGTTACCAGCTTGTGTTGTGGTAGCTAGTGCATTCTCAGCAAGATATTGCTTTGTATTCTCTAACATAACACTCATTGTTTGAGCGCGTTGACCGGAAAGGCCTTCCATTAGAGCTTCTTTAGTGGCTCCCCAGTTTTGACTTTCTGTTAGGTTTTCTGCCATTTTAAATACTCCTTATTTAATACCTGCTAATTTTTTTAGATGTACAATGTTACCACTGTCATCTACTTGCTTTGTTGTTTCTTCTGTTTGTGGTTTGTTGCCTGTCTTTTCAGTCAGTGTTACCTTAGAAGTTTCTTTTCTATCTACTGTCTCATTGAGTACAGCAGGTAGATATTTTTGGAAACTACTCTTAAGGTTCTTTGTTTGAACACTTTCAAGTAATTCTTCCATAATACCTCTCTTACTCTTTGCTAAAGGTGCAAGAATCTCACTCATAATTTCATCACGAGCAATTTTGTCGTTAAGTTTCTTAACTTCAATTTCTGCATTATCCTTTGCTTCTGTAAGGGAGGCAATATTTTTGCTTTGTTCCTCAATAGTACTATTGAGCTTGCGAACTTCTGTGCCTTCTGCGAGATATGATGTCATATACTCAGACGCAAAAGATTCGAAAATCTTGCGACCAAAGTTATTTTCTCTGGCTGCTTTGATATCTTCTTTAAGTTGTGTCATTTCATTACGTAGTGCAGATTCAACAACCTTTTCGACTGTTGTTGCCGCACGTTTAATGAAGTTTTGCTTTGCTTCGTCAAGTTTTTGACGACCACTAGCAATCAACTTTACTTTTGCTTCTGCGAGAGACTTCTTATCCTCGTTGAATTCAGCAATCTCGCCTGCGAGTTGCTTTAGCACAAAACCCTCAAGTTTATTAAAATTATCGAATTGCTTATTACGATCTTCTCGGAGTTCGACGATTTCGTTACGCAATGATTCCATTACGAAACTAGATAAGGCTTCTGTATGTTCCTTCATGTTCTTTTTATATTGAACACGAGCTTCAATTAAACCCTTACGGTCGTCAGCAAACTCAGCGATTTCAGTTTTGATAGCATCTGAAAGCATTGTGTCCATGGCTTCAACAAGTTGATTCTTGTCGTTTTCATAGCGGGTGGCAAACTCTTCTCTTAGCTCAACTGCTACTGCTTCGCGAGCCTCAACAAGGTTTTTCTCCCATGCTTCCTGAATGCTGGCCTTTGTGTTCTCATCTAAAAGATCGCTTTCGAGTAATTCTTTAAGTGCTTCGGCCATAAATATTCTCCCTTTACTTCTTATTCAACTCTTCAATAAACTTTAAAATACCTTCTTTGAGGTATTTTTGAGCTTTTTTATCATAAACCATTGCTTCTGCTAAATTATACATACTGTAACCATTACGCATATTCATTAGGCTTTCACGTATTGCCTTTGGATATGCGTCAGGTGCGCTAGGTTGTGCTACAATGTCTACAGTAACAATCTCAAAATCGGAAACTTGTCCGCTTTCGTTTACGTTACCGCTTCCTCTACTTGATACGCCTAACTTCGCTCCACTTTCGAGTAATGTAGAAATGATGTTACCCATTGGTGTCGGAATAACTTTAAGTTTTCCATAACCGTTAGGTCCATCCATCCACATATCTTCAATAATGTGGCTAACCCGGTCTAAGTTTACAGTTAATTCCTCAGGATGGTCCGCTTCTCCGAGAACTGTGTGTCCTTGCTGTAAGCGTTCGTTAATAGACTCAACTGCTTTGCTTATCTCTGTTACGGGATAAACACGCTCGTTTTGATTCTTAACGCCACCCTGAATAAAGATTCCTTTCATATAAAGGTCTTTACCGGAACCGTCAGTGCGTTCCCGGGCTTCAACTGCTACTCTAGCCTGATTAGGAGTTAAACGTTCAAATAATGGTTGCATTGACATTATCTTACCTTAGGTCCTTGTTTACTACTGCTGTAGTATTGTCTGAATGGTCACCGTTATCAGCTGCTTTAGCTGATGATAATTTAGCGTCTTGATTTGTTGTCATGCCTTCGGCAGGTTTCTGTGCGGAACCGCCTTTTTCATCACCGCCTGCAAAATCTACAGGGCCACCTTCGAGTTCTTTACCGGTAACATTGCCGCCGTTAATTGTGCTTTTGGCACTAGCGTCGCCATTATCGCCACCCTTTGGTGAACTTACTGCTGATAAACTTGCAGATTCATCTAACTCTTCTGCATCGTCATCTGACTCTTCTGCTTCAAATGCTACTGATTCTTCAGCTTCCATGTCCATATCCATGTCCATTTCTTCTGGGTCACTTTCGTCACCTGACATTAATTTGTCAAATTCTGCTTTGAGTTCTTCAACTGCGGCTTCTAGATCGTCTACTCGGTCTTCAACTTCTTCTTCTTCACCTTCTGGTGATTCGTCGTCGCCAATTTCCATGTCATCTAGATCGTCTTCTGCTTCGGCATCATCAATATCTTCTTCGCCATCATCGTCGGCTTCACCGACTTGTTCTTCGTGGTCGATTTCTTCACTGTGGGCTACGATTTCATCGTCTTCCTGTGTGATTTCATCTTCCCAGTCAGATTTGGCGGACTCTTCAACTTCTTCTTCATCTGTATCTGTATCTTCTAAAGCTTCTTCGATCTCTTCATCTTCATCTTCAATTAAAGATTCGTGAATAGAACGTGCTTTTTCTACGAATACAGTATGGAGCAAGTCTCGAGCCTTATCTTCATCATCATTAATAAGGTACTCTAGTACCTGTTCTAGTTTTTCTCTTGACATCCGATCCTCCTCTTCAAACCGCGAAAGAGTTTGTGTAATATTATTT